GCCGTAGTCAGCCGCACGCCGAAACATTATTTTATGCCTACGGGTGCGAATATCAGCGGTGAAGCATTGATCACTATGGAATCGCCGCTGGTCAAGAAAGTAAAAAGTTTTATGGATATATTTTCTATGGGCTGGCGCGAATTAGCTGAAATTGTGCTTACTTATTTAGGTAAAAATGCCGATAATATCGCCTTAGTATGGGATAATAATGTTGAAACCTCTCAGCCGCTCACCAAAGCGCAGGAAATGCAGATATATTTGCAGATGGGTATCCCGCTGGAAACAATTTTGAAGCGCGCTGGATGGACAGCAAACGAAATTGAGCAAATGCGCAGCGATATGGTGGAGAGTAAAAAGGCTACTTCTTCACTTGGGCAGGAAGTCATCGAATATTTAAAAGCGAGGCCGCCGCTTGAGTAAATCAGCCGTAGTTGAAATCGCTGAGCTATTCCGAAAAGCGCTGGATGCGCGGATGTGGCGTCAGATGGAAGAAATGGGGCAGCGATGGATAGAGATACAAGATAAAATCGATGCTAATGTAATTGCATTATTAGCCGAGATTGGGGACAGTAAACCTAACCCGGCGCAGATACGAGAAATGCAACGGTGGGCGGAGATGAGAGAACAGGTTCATGCTGAGCTTTCGAAATATCAGGATTATGTCGGCAGTGTAATTGATAATGGGAAAGAGGATAGCGCAAAATTGGGAATACAAAGCGCGAAAGAAACATTATCAGCCGCCTTTTCAAGCGCAGGGATTATGGGCAGCTTTAATATTGTCCCTATTGATTCGGTGGAAGCATTGAGCGCGATTTTAGCCAAGGGCGCACCGCTTCAAAACCTACTGGCGGCTGCATTCCCGGAATCGTGGGTGCACATGTCCTCCGCGCTGATTGAGGGCATCGGGCTTGGGCTTGGGCCGAGAGAGACCGCAAAACGCGCATTCGAGGGGATGAATTATGGATTTGACCGGATCTTGACCATTACTCGCACAGAACAATTACGCGCTTATAGAAATGGAAGCATATTACAATATAGAGAAAGCGGGGTGGTAACTGGATTTAAAAGATTATCGGCGCGGGATGATAGAACCTGCATGGCTTGCCTGATAAGCGATGGCGAACGCTATGAGGTAGCTGATGAATTTGCTGACCATCCGAACGGCAGATGTGCGATAGTGCCGATTGTGGCTGGTGTAGATGAGCCTGAATGGGAAAATGGGGCTGATTGGTTTTTGAGCCAGGATCCCGATAAGCAGAGAGCAATGATGGGAAAAAATTATTATGAGGCTTGGAAGGATGGCGCGTTTGAATTGAGCGATTTGCGCCGCACCGCGCATAGCGATATATGGGGCGACAGTCCGCAGATAGCGGCATTGAAGGAATTTGTATAATTGGTATTGTATAATTAGAGAGAGGTAAAATATGATATACTACGATAAAGATGATGGTGGAAGCGGGGGCGGGGCTCCTGCTGAGGAACGAGATGTTCAGCCAAAAAGCTTCGAGGAATGGCTTTCGAGCCAGGACGATGAAGTAAGAGAACTTTACGAACAGCATACCAGCGGGTTGAAATCAGCGTTGGAAAAAGAAAAAGAAGCGCGCAAGTCACTGTCTCAGCAGCTCAAAGAGCTGGTGCCGAAGGCGGAAAAGGGCAGCGAACTGGAACAGAAACTCACCGAGACGGTGGGCAGGCTTGAATCGGCAGAACGCAGGGCGTTATTTGCTGAGCAGGCGAATCAGGTTGAGTGCGTCAATCCTAAGGCTGCCTATGCATTGGCGGTTTCGGAGGATCTCTTCGATGAGAATGGGCAACCCGAATGGAAAAAGATAAAAGAAATCGCGCCTGAGCTTTTCAGAAGAACTGCGAAGACGGACGCGGGCGTCAACGAGAGTGCGCCTGTGGATATTAACGCGGCTATAAGAAAAGCTACCGGACGATTTAACAGATAGAAAATAATATAAGATAATATGAGGTAAAAAATGCCATACAATAGCATAATTGAACGAACTGACGCGGAAGCGTTGATTCCTGAGGAAGCGTCAAGAGATATAATTGCGAACATTGCCAACGATTCAGTGGTGATGAGATTGGGCAAGAGATTGCCAAACATGTCGCGCGGACAGCTGAGGCTGCCGGTATTAAGCGCGCTGCCATTAGCTTATTTTGTCAGCGAGGCACCTGCATCTGCCGGTGCGGACTATAAGCAGACCACAAAAGTGGAATGGGAAAACAAATTCATCACTGCTGCAGATATTGCCTGCATCGTTCCTATTCCTGAATCGGTGCTGGATGATGCCGACTATGATATTTGGGGTGAAATCCGACCATACATTACGGAAGCAATCGGGCTGGCGTTTGATGCAGCCGTGCTTTACGGCACAAATGCTCCATCTGAATGGGCAACGATAGATGATATACTCACTGGCGCAACTGCTGCCAGGCATGTAGTTACATTGGAAGCCGGCAGCGGCGATTTATATGATGATATTCTCGGCGAGAGCGGCGTAGTCAGCCTGGTTGAAGAAGACGGCTATTTGGTTACGGGTCATGTTGGCGCGCTTTCTCTGCGCGGTCAATTAAGAGGTTTGAGAAGCTCAGCCACGGATCTGCCTATATTTCTGCGCTCAATGCAGGATAGGGCATCTTATGAGCTGGACGGCGTGATGATTGAATTCCCGCTGAACGGCGCGGTGGATGAAAGTCAATCGCTGCTAATCTCCGGTCAATGGGACAAATTGGTTTACTCAATCCGGCAGGATGTGAGTTACAAAGTCTTAGACCAGGCAGTTATCACCGACCCAACCCATAGCAACGCGATTATTTACAACTTGGCGCAGCAAGATATGGTTGCTCTTAGAGTGACCATGCGCATCGGCTGGCAGCTGCCTAACCCGGTGAACCGCGTTTCTGGCACAGCTGGTTATCCATTTGCTGTGCTCGCTCCGGCAACTTCAGGGTCATAGAAAATAAAGAATAGAGGCGGTTAATTCCGCCTCTTAACTCTTTATGCGCCGCTATTTTTTGATTCAGCACCAAGATAAGCCTGTGCCATATATGAAGGCATTAATGAGGTGTGGATATAGGCGCATACTTTCTCTGAAGGCTGCAGATTTTCTGCTGATTGATTTTACAATTAGCGGGTTGTTCAGCGGCGGTGAGATAAAAATCCGTCCGCCGGTTGAGCAGGCGGTAAATTTAGGCATTCCGATATTTTTATATCCGCATTCCGTCCGACCAAATATACCCTTTGATTTAGGTTATAGGGAGCAGAATATCAACGCGTTATTCACCATTGCTGAGGGGCACAAAGAGGTTCTGAGGAGAATTGGCGTTGATTTTGATGTTGAAGTATGTGGATGGCCATATTCGAAGATAAAACCGTTTATGCCTGCTGAAAGAAAAGGATTAAAAATTCTATTCGCGCCAATTCATCCTGTGGGGAGAAAATGGCTGCCGGATATGGATAAGGAATTGAATAAAAATGCCTATGAGATGTTAGGGCAGCTGAAAGATGTCAGCGTTTCGGTCAGACATATAAGCGATTTAACTTATAACGGTATAGAAAATAAAAATGAAGCTTTCAGGCATTACACGAGCCTGCCGAGATTAGGATCCCATAGGGATATAAGCGAAGCAGATTTGATTATCGGCGGATTTTCGCTTGCCTATTTAGCCATAGCCTTGGGCAAACCTGTTATTATGTTAGGTGAAGGCGTCGTGCCGCATAATACGCCGCGAGGCGAGGGGATGTTGATTTTAGCTGAGCATTGGGATAAATACAAAGATTATATGCATTATCCCTATAACATTGAAGAAATTTCAAGTATAGCTGAATTGGACGATATGATAGAACGAGCCATAAAACCGAGCAGCGATTATGAGGAATGGAGAAAAAGATTTATCGGTGAACCCTTTAATGGTGATTATTTCGTGAAAAAGCTGGAGGGCTACTTATGACAGATAATATGCTACTTGAACTTGATAAGATAAAGAAAATCAAAAAACACAGCATCCGGGACTGGGGCGTCACCACTGAAGAAGGGCGGTATTTGGGCTGGCTGGCATCGCAAGTCCCTAATAACGGACTCATTGTTGAAATTGGAACATTATTTGGGCGCTCAACCTCATTTTTAGCCGTTGGCGCTAAGCGCTCCGTGCGCGTGTATGCAGTTGATTGCTGGGAAGGAACGCATTATCACCGCATGATTCAAGCGGTTGAGTATTTTACCAAGCTCAATCTGATGAAGAAGATTAAAATCATAAAAGGCTATTCTGTTGAGGTGGCAAAATCATTCAAAGGAATAATCAATATGCTATATATCGACGGTGACCATGCCTATGAATCGGTCAAGAGTGATTATAATGCCTGGTATCCGTTTTTGGTCAAGGGCGGCATTATTGCCTTCCACGACCATGAACACCCAAAATATCCTGGTGTGGTAAGGTTCGTGGCGGAGAGGGCGGTAAAAGAGAATGAATTCATCGCGCAGGTTGGCAAGGTATGGAGCGGAAGAAAGAAATGATTAGCGTGATTATTGTTGCCTGCAGCGATTGGGGGGATTATGCTACGCCATACATTGATAGCATCCTGAAATATAAGCCTGATGCCGATATTGTATTGGTGGATAACCGCTCAAAAAATCCTTATCTCTCGAATCCGAAATACAATCTTATTACCACTAATTACAGCGGAGAATATCAATATACAAAGCTATTAAATATGGGAGCTGAATCAGCCAAAGGCGATTGGCTTATATTTTCGAATGATGATGTGTTATGCATCGATGATTTCAGCTTCTTTGAAGATTATGATAAAAATGCCATCTATGGAGCTGAGCTGAGAAGCAAGACAGCGCAGAATTTCGGCGTTGATGTTGATTATCTTTACGGGTGGAATTTGGTCATGCATAGAGATGTGTTTAATGATCTTGGCGGGTTCAATGTGAAATTCACGCACGCTGGTCTGGATGATATCGACATCTGCTACCGGGCAAAAAAGAAAGGCTATGAACTTGTTGAGGTCATCCCATATCCTTTTATTCACTTGGGGGATAAGATGAAAAGGCATCGGCGCGCATTGGTTAAAAATTATGCTAAAATGCAGAGAAGGTCAAGAAATATATTTTTGAGAGAGGTTAGTGATGGAGGAATTGATTAGCAAATTGCGCCTGATGATTGCTGAGAGCGATGACAGTGTTTACACCGATACCGTCCTGGAAGAGTATATAAAATCTTACCCGCTTATAGATGTGAACGGTGAGGAACCGACCTATTTGGATTATGGGACGCCTCCGTTGAACATTACCGCT